TGCTCGAAAGAGCATAATGGACAGCTCAAGTTTGAGTCAACCTTCGTTCAGAACCCCTTGCATGTCATTTCCCACATTTATTGTGCGATTTGAACAACCAATTAGTAATTAATTTATCACTAATTATTAATTGGGTGCAATATAGAACTATATCAGTAGCCTGATCCCTAACCTTTTGTTAGAGTTATTCCTAGTAGACTTACTAACTCTCTCGTATTGAATCCTTAAGTAAGATTCTAACACTTGATATTGTTAGTTGGAACCATGTGATGAGCATGCACTCCCACTTGCTGTGAGAGGCCATACTATACGTATGGTTAAGTCCATTTAAATTTACAAACCAATAAAATGATTTATAAACTAAATGTTCCTAAGAATTTAAGACGAGCTTCCTGAATGAGGGATAAAGATTTTATTCCTTGGTTCAGGTTGCTTGTGTGAGTTACTGGAACAGCCGACGACAGACCTCTTTTACGTATTCTTATTAAAAGAATCGAAAAGATGTATAACACTCAAGGTAAGAGACGGAACCTTCGTTTCGTCTATACTTATCTTAAAGAGTGTTACACTATCTGTGTCTCTACCATAGTGGGTACTAACTATAACCCAAAACTTGGGGTTAAAGTTGGTAAGACAACGGGTTTTCCGTTGTTGATACCTGGTCGCCTTCGGCAACGAATGCGATCTGATAGACGCATATATATTGCTGTTATGACTATCCTAGGTATTCACAGAATCATCCCGTGATGACCTCCAATTGACTTAGCAACTATTGAAAGTAATTTCAATGGGTTGTTTAAATCGTTGGCTGTCGAGACTCTTATTGAGTCTAAACGGAGATTGTGTGAGTTAGCGGGAATAAAAGATATTACTTTTAGAAACCTGAAAGCTCGCGGTCTCTTACTAGAGTCCGCGGGTCCGAATGGTTCAGAGTCATATTTATCTGTTTATAAGGATTCTGCAGCTCTTTTATGAGAGCCTAAGTATCTATATAAACTTATAAAATGATTCTTATATACTCGTTCCTTCCTAATGCTTGGTTCTCTCTTGCTTTCTATTGTAATGATTACTCCAGTAAATATTTACTTTTTGGTAAAATATTTAATGGGTTCCAGTACAAGACCTTGAATTAGCAAACTAGCTGTTGTTTATAACACAGCTGGTAAAGCTAGAGTAATTGGTATAACCAATTACTGAGTTCAAGTAGCAATGAGGCCACTACATGAAGAAATTTTCAAATTCCTTAAAAGCTTACCAACAGACGGTACCTATGATCAACTAAAGCCAATTAAGTCTTTAGAAGATAATGGGGAAAAGTACTTCTCTTATGATTTAACTGCAGCAACTGATAGGTTGCCCAGAGAAATCCAAAGAGATGTACTACGTCTATTCGTAAATCCAATCCTTGCAGACTTATGAGCTCAATTAATGGATATGCCCTTTAAGTTACCAAAACATAATGATTTAATTCATTATGCTGTTGGACAACCTATGGGGGCGTATTCATCTTGGGCTATGCTGGCTCTTACTCATCACATGATTGTGCAATCTTCTAGTGATAGTATAATTACAAATTATGCTGTCTTAGGAGATGATGTCGTTGTACCTGAAAAGGCTACAAGATATCTGCCCATTATGGAAGGGTTAGGTGTTAGTATTTCACTAGCAAAATCAATAATCTCGCAAGAGTTTATTGAGTATGCTAAACGTGTCTTAACTCTAAAAGGGGAGGATTTTTCTATTATTGGACCTGGACTTATTATGTCCGCGGTTCGTAATAGATGGCTGGCTGGTTTAGTCCTTGCAGATTCTTTACGAAAGGATCTTCAAAGATGAACTTTTGCCCCTGGAATTTTGGAAAAAGTTCCTGGTCTTAAAAAAGACAAGAAACTTCTTGCATTTAGTGGCTGAGTGCTATTTGGGCCTAAAGGCCTTCTAACGAAGAACCTTAGTTTCGTCCTAAAAGGAGGAAATCTAAGAGTAATCTCCGATTTAAAGCACGAGAGCTTATGATTTAAAGCCGAGGTGAAGTATTTCCTTTATGAGGAAGTTACTAACCGTTGGCTTAATAGTAAATCATTAGCTGCCAATCAATTAAATAATCTATCTTCATTCTTTTGAGAATGGAGTAGTTATCGATTGATATGGTTGCCACTAGGTATATTCCAATACCTAACTCAATGGGTTACCCCAATACCTTATCTTGTAATAAGGCGTTGTGGGGAGATCCTTGAGAGTGTCAACCCGGTTGAAGACAAGCGTTACGAGGCGACCTGGTATATAGATGATATAATATCTGATATTCTTGATGGATTTCAAGAATTAGAATTATCTGATCTTGATCCACTAGCATATAATGACGCAAAGAATATACGTCAATTCTATGATAGACTTATGTCTTATAAAATGTCGCATCCTGGGAAGAAAGAGCCGAAAAGATCTGAATATGAAATATTCGCCTTTAAGTCTCAAGACGGTAAACCCGTCGTTCTTTCTGAGGATACGTTACGTTATATAAGACAACAAGGTGGTCATATCGTCACTGTCGGTAACCAGAAGTTGGCTCTCTTCAAAAAAGATCCAGATAATCGAAATTCTACAAGATTCTTGTAGAGGGGCGATTACCTAT